CTCCGACTCCGCGCGCGTTGGACTGCTGCGCCTGATTGGAGGCGACGATGCCGTACTTTCGGAAGGTCTCGCCAAGCTGCAGCCGGAAGTCCTCGCGTCCACGCTGCGCGGTCTGCCGAATGTCAGATCGCTTCTCGCTGAAGCCGCGTCGAGCCTGCTTCGCGCCGAACTTGAGATCGGTTCGGCCGCGGTTGAACCCGCGCCGAATGTCCTTGCTGGTCTGCCGGTAGTCCTGCCGATCGATCTTCTTCTGCGTCTGGAAGTCCTGGTTTATGTCCTCGATGCCGCGCTGGTTCGCCCGGATCTCCGCGTTGATTGACGGGTCGTAGGACATAAAGGGCGGGAGATCGAACGTGGTCCCGGTCGGGTCCGTCGATGCGCCTACGTCATACCCCGGCTTGTAGCGGGTGTACGCGCGCTTGCCGTTGTTGTTGCCGTTAGCCATTAGATCCACGCCCCGCTCTGTTTGACGTAGGGAGTCTTTGAGCCCGTGTCGAGATACCAGTCACCGTCATTGCCGAGATCGGACGCGGGCGCACCGGAGCCGTAGAGCCACTTGCCGTAGCCCGCGAGCAGCGACTTGCGAACCTCCGGGCGCAGTAGGTAGCCCCGGATGAACTGCTCAAGGTCGCCCTCATTCTGTAGCCGCCCGAGACTCACGCTTGCACAAGGAACGCGGTGATGTTGAATCCAGCGGTGGCAACGTCTGAACCCGCGGCTTGGGCGTAAATCTGATGGTTCACAACGTCACCGCTCGTCAACGGCGTGATGACAAAATGGGTAAACGGAACGGACAGGCTTGTAGTTGAAGTGTCCATCCATCGCCTGTCAACGAGTGTCATTCCGATTACGCTGAGTCCGGCGGCAAGGCGGGACTGATGCTCAACGTAACTACTCGACGCTGCGTTGTTGACAACCTGACCGCTGCAAGATATGAGATACAACCCGGTTGCGCCCGCCGTAAAGCTGGTGCTGGTGTTCGTCCATGTGGCCGGGATAAGGTCCGTGCTCGCCGACGAGTTGTCGCTGTAGATCGTGGAGCGGGCCAGCTTCGTCGCTGCGATCGAACCGGCGAGATCGCCGTTGAGAACCGCGCCCGTGAGATTCAGCTTGGAGTAGGCGATCGCCGCGCCCGACTTGATGTTGTTGTTGTCGAGCTGACCGGGGGAGTTGACAACGGAATAGATCGCGTCGAAGTACGCCTGTACCGCGTCCCAATCGGGAGTGTCACCGTTGTTGATACTGCCGGGATCTACAATGTCGGTCATTCGTCTATCGCCTTACTGCCTGCGAGGGCCGGATCTGAAGTTCAATACGCCTGATTACGCACAACTCAGCCGGCCCGTTGTCAGCCCGCAACCGAAGTCGTGCATATCGTAGTCTCTTGTTGAGTCGGAACCGATGGGGTTCAAGGGTGGCGGGGTAGGCGTAGTCACGGGTGGAACCGCGCATTACGGGCGAGAACTCGCCATCGACCGTTGCCGTCCAGCCGGAAGTGCCGGAGGGTCCGAAGCCGACGCCCCACTCCCCTGCGGGGTCGCCCCACTTCGGAGCGCCGGTGATCCGGATTCCCGATGCGTAGTCAAGGATCAGACGCGGGTCGTCGCCGGTGTCGGCTACCAACTCATAGCCAAGCCGCGCATAGCGAAGCGTGTTGATCGTGCTTCCGCCCGTCTGATAGTCGCGCGTGACGATCTCAAAGTCCGGGGTGGTTCCGTCTGCGTCCTGCTTGTTCGCCGCTGAGGGGTTGAAGTAGCCGCTGCAGTCGGTGACGCGGGCTGTATCGGGGAACTCTGCGCCGAGCAGTTTCGGAGAGCGCGGGTCCGCAGCGTTCTTGACGGTGTAGGCCGCGATCTGAGCGCCCGTGCCCTGAAGCCGCGACCAGGGAAACATGACCCGGCGCCGGCGATCCCGCGCGCCACGATCAAGGCGGCAAACGAGAACGTCCTTGACGCTGCTGGATCCGACGAGAATCGGCAGGAAGTACCGCCCCTTATAGACGGCCGCGCCGCCCGCTTTGTACCCAAACCTGATGTAGTCGTGCCAGAGCGGGTCGATGCTCTTACTGATCCGCACCGGCGAGCTGGTGCCGTCGATCAAGTAGATCCCGTCCGTGCAAGGGACCACTAGGTACTGCTCCCAATAGGCGATAGCCGCGGGGGAGACCAAGATGTAGTCCTTACTCAGCAGCTCAAACGAGTGCTGCGGATCACCAGTTGCAGCGTCAACGATGTTGTACGCGATGCCCGTCAGCCGCCAGACGCCGGCCGTAGTGAACACTAGGACGATCTGCCCGATCGCTGCGATCCCGACGATCCGCGCCCCATCGGGAACGGTGTGGTAGTCGTTCGCGTTGAAGGTGTGCGGGTTCTCCTGCGGGGCCGTGGTGCGGAGCGGCGAGAAGTAGACGTTGCGCTCGTCGTGCCAAAGTAGGCGCGCGGTCGAAACCGCGTAGGTGTCGCTCGCTACATAAGGATCCGCGGTCGTGATCTTGTAGATGTTGTGAAGTGTGTACGCCTGCCCCGCCGCAGTCGCCCCTTCGTAGGCTTCGCTCAGCTCAAGGTGCGTCGAATCGGTGATCGACTCCACTACATAGACGCGCCCGTTGCCGAGCTGCAGGAGCATCCCGGCGTCGACCAGCGTGTTCCAAGTCACGCCGGCGCCGGTGACGGTAGTGCTGCCGTTCGTGACGCTGACTGTTCCGGTGGAGTATGGCGCGGCCTTGAGGGATCCACCGTAGATGTAGCCGCCGCCGATGAAGAGTATCCCGCCGATCTCGGCGCAGACGGCGGGGCCGTTGAGCCCATCGCTCCCCAGGTTGACGGGAGTGGTGCCGTTGAGGACGCCGAAGTCGGAAGAGTTGGCGAACAGGATCCGCTCGCCCGCGGCAAGATGCCCCGTCCAGATGTGACGCAGGCCCGCGCCGAAGTCGGCGTCGGAGTAGTAGTCGTTACCGCCCCGCCAGAAGATCGACCCGTCATCGTCGCCGTTGAAGCCGTTGATTATGTCGTAGGCGCCGTTCTCGGGGATCAGGTGCGGCGCAACGTCGCGGACCATGCCGGCGCTGAAATCGTCCTGTTCGACTATTACGTCAAGAGAGGTCAAGCCTGACCCCAGAAGCCAACGTCGCGGCCCGTCGAGAACGTGAGGCGACGCAGCTCTCCGACCTTGCGCTCAAAGAGATCGTCGTAGTAAGCGCGGAGGTCGGGGTTGTCCTCACTCAGTCCGAGCGCGGTTCCAGCGGCGCGGTCGACAATCGCCTGCCGGAACTCTTCGGGAACCACGGGAACGTCCGCGTCGTCATCCATGAGCGGGGGGCGCTCGATGACAAGCAGGCTGATAGCGGTGCCCGTGGCGATGGTCGGGTAGATCGAGAACTGCCGCTCGTTGGCGCTGCCCCAACTCTGCCAGTAGATGCCCGCGACCAGCAGCGTGTCGAGCCCGCGCGTGAGGCGATCTGCCTGCTGCTGGAAAGACGGCTTATATGCCTCCCCATCGACGCGGAGGTTGAGGATGCGGTAAACGTCAGAGGGCAGGGTGTACGCGGTCTGATCCGCGACGCCCGTGACCTCGATGGTGGCGCGATACCACTCCGAGCGAACTGCCAGCTCGCGGTGAGCCTCGTTTAGTAGATCGTCCCGCTGCGTATCGTCAAGGTCAACGCCGGCCAGATCATCCAGGCTGGAACGAAGGTCACCGAAAGTGTCAGGCACTAGCTCTTCTCAGGCTCTCCCTCACTCTGAAGCTGCTCAAGCGCGGCCGAAGCAACCTGCAGAACCGACTGCCGGTTGTGCGTAGTGCGCTCATCTTCCATCAGCTTGCCGATCGCGTCGGGGTCGAGCTTGACGACCGCAGCAAAGATCTTCTCCGTCTGCTCTTTGAGCGTCGGGCTCTGCTCGTCGGGCGGCGCGGACTCCAACCAAATGTCGACGTTCATCGTGGGCTGCCCCTCGATGAAGGCGATCAGCTCGTCATAGGTGAGCCCCAACTTCTCGGCCTTCTCTTCGGTGGCCTCGTAGCGGTGATCCTCAAAGATGACGGCCTTGAGATCGGTCTGCCCGTACTTGCGGCCATTCTCGTCCCGAAGGTCGCGGGGCTGCTCGATCCAAAGCTGTTGGTTCGGTCCCTTGCTGATGTAGCTCTGCTTCTTGGTGAGTGTCGTAGTCATGTTTCCTTCCGATTCCTCATCGGTCGTGGAGGGCGCGGGGTCATCGGTGCCCCGCGCCCTTACTTTCCGGGTCTTAGCCGGTGACGCCCGTGAGAACGCCGTGGGTCTTGCTCTCACCGAACTGCAGACCACACTCGGTGATCCACTCGTCCAGCTTGCCGTCGCGGTCCGGAGCCTGCCGGTCCTTGTACAGCTTCGTGTCGCGGGAGCCGAGCGGCCCGCCCGAGAGGTAGCGGTACTTGATGTTCCCGCGGCCCATGTCGAGCAGGATGCCGTAGCCGCCGTAGGTGGCGCCTTCCAGCAGGTTGTGCTTCACGATGTTGACCGTGCCGTGAGGCGAGATCCACTTCGTGACGGACACGCCGTAGGTGTTGTCTCCAACCTTCGTCTGCAGCTTCGTCTGCGAGAAGTTGTTGAGGACGGACACCAGCAGCGGAGAGGCGAACAGCGTCTTGTTGTTCGACCCGTACCGGAACACACCGCGCAGGAAGGTCTCAAAACCCGCCTCCGTGAGAGTGCCGCCCGCGGCAACGCCGTTCTGCGTCGCGTAGTGCAGCGCACCACCCGTGTAGCGAACCGGCTTGCTGTTGGCGCTGGTCGCCGTGTCCGGCTTACCGAACAGGAAGGCGTTTTCGATGTCGATCATATGCTCGATCGCTTCGCCCTCATGCTGGATCTGCCAGTCGTGCGGAGAGGTCCAGTTCTCTTCCGAACCCGCGCTGCCCGAGATCTCCACGGAGCGCTTGAAGATCTCCGTGTAGTTGTCGGTGAACGTGGGATCGACCGCGCGAGCCGTCTGCGACGTTCCGCCTTCCTCGGCAGCCTTGCCGATGATGAAGAGCGGATCGTTGTCGACGATCGCAACGCCCGTGCCGGAGTTGCCGACGCCGCGAACAACCGTGAGGGTGTTCGTGGAAACGGAGGTCACGGAAAAGACCTCTCCGGTACGCGGAACCTTGACGAGATCGCCGGCGCCGAACAGGGTGCCGGTGTCGACCACGATGGAGTTCGCGCTGGTGTTGTAGCCCGCGCCGTTGTTGACCGCATCGAAGCGCGTGGTGCGCTCGGTCTCGGCCCAACGGAACGTGACGTTGGTGGTGGCCGACTTGCTCAGTCGCTTGCTGATGACGCAGAGCGGGGCGGCATCCGGCTCAAGCCGAAGTACCTTCTCGCTGAGGTCGATGATGCGCTGGTTACTGGCAAGATTGCCGGTAGTGCGCTGGCCGGTAACTGTAGCCATGTTGGTTTACTCCTTGAGGAAGCGAACCTCAGCCGAAGGCGCTCTTTTGGCGTCCCGAACCGAAGTTCTTGATGAACTCTGCATCGGGGTCCGCGTCGTCGGGGGCGCTTGCACTCGCGCCCCTCTCGATCGGTGCCCCGCGACCGGCCGCTTCCTCAGCGGGAGTCTCGGCTGCTGCATCGGCCTCAGCCTTGAGTGAAAGGTAGATGCGCTCTACCAGGGCGGCATTACCCCGCTGTGCGGGGTCCGTGATTCCCATCGAATCCAGCGTGTCGCGGATCTCGGGAACCTTCTCACGAAAGTCTGTGTATTTGCCATCGAGGTCGTTGAGCCCCTGCTTGATCCGGCGCTCTTCCTGCTGAGTGGCCCAATCCCAGATTTGGTCGATGCGGGGATCGTGCGCGGGCTCATCGTAGGACTCCGGAACGAAGTAGTCCTCTTCGCCCTCCGGCTCATAGCCCTCGTCCATTTCGGGGGTGCCGAGAATGTCAAGCGGCTCGTTCTCCGGCTCCGGCTCCTGCTGCGACTCGATGAAGCTGGTGAGCTGGTTCTTTAGATCGCTGAACTGCTCGGAGAGATCAGGCCCGGTGTCCTGCGCGGGCGCCTCGTCGGTGGTCTCGTTGTCGATGGTCGTGTCGATAGCTTCCTCAGCCATGAGTCCTCTTCGCTTCCTCAGCTCGGTGGATTAGACCGGCAACGATGCCGGCGACGGATTCAAGCCCACGCATTTCCCCAATCGTGCGCTCGTAGTCACCGACGCTCTGACGCACCGGCTTATTTATGAGTTGCGACTTGAGGGCTTCGACCTTCGCGGCGATGGCATCCTCAATGTGTACCCACCCAGGCAGCTCTTGAAGGTAGGAGACCATATCGCCTACATCAATCGCGTCGGTCGGATCGTCGACCTCTGGCAAGTGGAGAGTTGTCGCTATCAAGTCCAAGATGCGTATTATCGCCCGCGCCTGCGGACGGAAAGAATGGCTAGTAAGGGATCGCGCGGGGTCGGAGTCCGGCGCTTCTTCTTACGCATGGCAGTACGCCGCTTCATCCCCATTGACTGAATGAGAGCTGGACGGCCGCGCTGTGCGTTGACAAGCGCAGTTGACTGTCGGCGCTTGGCCGTAGCTCGCATCGGTTGTGTGCGGCGGTTCCCTACGGGGCGCATCGGCTTCGCTCGATCCAGTTGGTTCCGTCGCAGCGCAGTTCCAGGGTCCGGTTGCCGCTGCCGGTGAAGTCGCCGTTGAGGACTAGGTTCGACCCATCCGTGACCTGTGCCGTGCTGGTGAACCCGAGGGTGACGAAATGACCGGGGTAGGTTGCGCCGATCGAAGTGATCGTGGTGCTGCCCGTGACCTGGACGTTCCGCCAAGTCGGCTGAATCGTTATGGACGACGCCGAAGCGACTCCGACGCGGTTTGGAACGCCGGAGCCGGAGGGGTTCGCGTATCCAGTCAGCCCGCCGCCGGATTTATCGTCGGGGTACTGAGCATCCATGTAAGCCGAAGTCGAATCGACCCGCCCCAGGTACTTGCAGTTGTCGAACGTGCAGGACGGATCGACCGTGACGGTGCGATGCCAAGTCTGCACTCCGGAGACAAGACGGAATGCGTTGGCGAACGTGGCCGAACCGGAGCCGATCGTTCCGGTGAACGAAATCCCGGTGAAGGAGAAGTCGCGGGTCGGTGCGCCGGAGCCGCCGATCGTCGCGTAGGACCGCGCCGCCGTGTTGTCGAACTTCACTAGGTCGTATTCGGCCGCGAGGTTGGAGTCCACCGATCCGCCAGAAGTAATGTTGCCGCCGATGAAGTGGTTGTTGGCCCCGGCCTTCGCGTAGATGATCGGGTTGTAGGTGTCGCTCCGCTCGATCATGTTGCCGACGAACACGTTGTTGTTGGAGTAGTCGATGCCGAGAGCGGAGGGCGCGTCGTAGGACGCATCGAAAACGATGTGGCCGTTCGTGAACTCGTTGAGTGAGGTTCCGAAGAAGTTGTTGCCGCAGGCGGCGCCGTCGAGCAGAATGCCGATCACCGTGCGGGACGATGAATGCGAACCGTCCTCAGCTTCGATGTTGAAAAAGTTGCAGTTCTGGCAGCCATCGAGCAGGATCGCCTTGCCGTTGTTGGCGGGAGTCGATACCCGTATGTCTTGGAAGGCGCGGTTCGTTGAGCGGATCGTCAGCGGAGTCGTCGCGGTGTTGTTGCCGTCGATGTGGAAGTTGCCCGATTTGCCACCGCGGTTGGTGGAGCCGGAATAGCCCGCGTCGGATGAGCCGACAAAGTAAAGACCGGCGGCTGCGTTGTTGAACCGGAACTTGGTCCCGCGCTTACCGTGCCCCTGAAGATCGACGGCCATGCCAACGTCAACCCGCGACGAGAGTGTGATCCCGAGTCCGCTGTAATCGGTTGCCGGGAGAAGCACCTTCCCGCCGCCCTGGCTTTCGATGTTGTCGCAGGCAGTCTGAAGCGTCGTCGCCTGATCGGTGGCGCTGTTGGTCAGAAGGTTCAAGGTCTCCCCGACAACGGCAACGTCAGCGTCGATTGCGTCGTCCGCATCGGCGCGGGCTTCCGCCTCCGTGTCAAGGCTCGCCTGCGTCGCAATCTCGATCCCGTCGAGGTAGTGACCCGCGGCAACCTCGTTCACGATGAACCCGTGCCGCACCCATGATCCGCTTACTTGAGCGATCGCAAGGTAGCTCGCGTCCTCGGTCAGCCCGGAGAACGACAAGCTGCCACTTGCCACCGTGGCCGTCGCAACCGCGGAGCCGGATGGAGCCGCGCGAGAGTCGGACGGCTGAGTCGCGGTGCCATAGGCACCAACCGAAGTCCCGTCAGGGAAGATGCCTGCAACGTTGACTGTGACTGCCATGACCTAAACGTGCCGGAACCGGAGACAGAGGGACAGGCTGTAGAAGGTGTCCGCAGCCGGGGTAGCCGAGTTCTGGACCGTCAGCGCGTAGAGCCCGGAGGCCGGCGCCGTGAAGTCGCCCGATGTGCTGTTGGCAATGGTGGACGCGGCCTGATCCACGAAAGCCACCGATGCCCCGGAAACTGCCGAGCCGAGAGTGACTGCCGATACGTCAGCCGTTCCCGCGACCGCCGAAACCGCGTGCATGTTCGCCGTGACGGTGAGCGTCGTCGGAGTCGTCGCGTTCGTGAGCATCGTCGCTTGCAGGTTGAGCTTGGTCGTTTTTCCACCCACCGCGAAGTCGCTCGCGTTGAAGTAGAACGTGCTGACCCCTGCGGTCGTGGTGTTCGATGTGCTTCCGACGACTGCCGCCTGGACGGTGGCGAGCCGGGTGGCTGCGGTCTGCGCGTCGTTGATGAACGTGTTTCGCCAAAGCAGCGGCTTGTAAACCGCGAGGATCGCCGTATCGACTGCGACGAGCAGCGTGTCCGCATTGCCGCGGGACGTTGCCTCGGCGTCGATCGCAGCCTGCGTTCCCGTCGCAAGGGCCGCGATGTTGGTCGTGGAGAGCGACGTAGGGGGAACGGTGAACTGGACGTACTTGGTGCCCGTGGCATCGGTCGCGTAGTACCTAGCGCCCGCGGTCAGCCCGGTGAAAGTGACGGATCCGCCGCTGATCGTCTGCGTGTTGGTCGCGGAGCCGACCGGAGCGCCGGACGGCGGCCCCTGCCAGTTGGAAGCGGGGTAAGCACCAATGTCTCCGCTTGCGAAGAGGTAGTTGGTGTTTAGCGTGAACGATGCCATGTGTGGGTTCCTTCTGTAAGGGGGGGAGCGCCCCCCGACGCGGTGCCGGGGGGCTTACTCCTGCTAGGCCTTCTTGACGTAGATCGACTGCTCGCGCTTGCCCTCGGGCTTCGTGCTGTCCTCTCCGACGATCAGCTCAACGTCTGACTCGTTGAAGGGACCGCCCTGGCCGGCCGGGGTGCGGCCCTCCGGATCGCCCTTCTTGGGCTCGATCGGATCGGCGGACTCCGGGGGGTCGATGCGCTCCATCTCGCCAATGTCAGCGCTGGACGGCGCGCCCAGATCCTTCTTGCGCTGCTCGGCGCTCTTCTTACTCTTGCTGTTCCTGCTGTTAGCCATTGAGTAGTTAGTCGCTCCTTATGCGGCCTGTGCCGCGGGTTGATCTGCGGGTTGCCCACCTTGTTCCTGCGCTGCCTCAGGCGGCGCAAGTTGAGCCGCAAGCGGCTCCATAAAGGCTGTGATCTCGTCATCCGGCATCCCGCCCTCGCGTAGCTGCTCCGCAACGAGCATGAGCGCATCGCCCACGTTCGGAGCCTCGGGCGCCAGGAAGGATTCGGGGTCCGGAATCTCGTTCTGCTCAAGCAGATAGGTGACTAGCTTGCGCTGGTCGATCTGCGGGTTCTGAACAAGCTGGTTGAAAACGGTGAGTGCGTCGTTGACCTTCTGGACGCGGTTCTCTGGCTCGGTTGAGCCCGCGTCGGGAGCAACGTCTACGTCCGCGAAGTCCTCGGGGTCGACGTTCTCAAAGCGGTAGCCGCCGTCCTCGGTGTCGATGCGGACCTGTTCGTCGCGGGGAAGGTGCTGGCGGTTCAACTCGCACCATTGACGGGACGCGGGTCGAATCAGCTCGGCCATCATGTTCTTGGTCTTTTGGGCGATGCGGACGTTCGCGGCGCCCTGCACAAGCTGGATCCCCGTCGCGGTGTCACCGGCAGCGCCGGCGCCCGCGGTTGAGTCGTCAATGCCCGTGGCGCGGTCGAAGTCGGACTTGATCTCTTCGGTTTCGCGGTAGGACGAAGCAGGCAGATCCTCAACCGGAAGCTGGAACAGGATCTCGTTCGGGTTGGCAATGGTCGGGATCAGCGCACCGGGACCGCGCTTCAGAGTCTCGGGGTCGACCATCCCCTCCATGTAGGCGGTGACGCGGTTCACTACGAACTTCGCGTTATCCAGTCGGAGCCCGCGCACCGTGTTGATCTCATGGGCGAGATGCTTGATCGGCTCGATCTCGCTGATGCCGACGAACTCGCCCTCTTGCAAGGTCGGGCGGAAAATCTGGAAGGGCATCTCCTGATGCCAGAACGGGGTTATGTCGCAGACCGCAACGAACTGGCGGTTGATGACCACATAGACGCGCTCGCGGTCGTGGTACTCAAGGATTTCGTGGTCGCGGCCGGCGCGGGTGTCCTGCCCGCTGATGCCGAGAGAGTCAAGTCGATCGCCCCACGCATTCGCCGCGGTGTAACTGCCCGACCCGGCATCCCCGATCATCTTCAAGTGTTCGGTGATCGCGTCGGGGGAGAGCGGGTTGCCGTCGCCGCCGACGAACCAGTCGCCCTGCTCCATTCGGCTCTTGATGTAATGCGTGTCGCGCCACGTTCGGTGGATCAACCAGCGGGCGCTTTCAACGTCCTTTGCCGCGGGATCCCAGAAGAAGTCTGCGATCTCAACGTCCTCAACCTGCGGACCCTGAAAGGCGATGATCTCTGCCTGCACAGCCTTGTCGCCCCGGAGAATCCTGCGCGGCTCGCGCTTGACGATCCTGCGCTTCTTGGTTTCCCAATAGGTTTTCTGGACGCCTAGCCCGTACTTGAAACCGCGGCGGGCGGTCGGCTGAAGCTTGAGGTCGTAGCTGATGTTCCGCTGCTGCTGCTCAAGTGTCTCCTTGACCCGCTTGCACTTCGCCGCGGCTTCCGGCTTGGTCGGCCGCACGGTCATCGTCGGGTTGTTGGAGAGGGCTCGCGGGACGATCGACTCGATCGCGCTAAAGACCAGGGGGATGAAGAGCTGCGACTTCCAGTAGTTCTCCGCGTCCCGCAAGGCCGCGTCCTGATCGCGGGCAGTCCTTACATATTCCTTGATCGCGGTGTGGTTGCGGTGAAGCTGGTACGCCTCTTTCCAGCGGGAGAGGTAGGCGTTGTGAACCTTCTCGGCAACCTCAACGCCCTTCGTGACCGTCTTGGTCAGCGCGACCTGATGCTCAGGGGAGAGGTCGCGCCGGTAAGACTCAGCCGTCAGCATTCGCAACCTTCAAGGGCATGGGCTCCGCGATCTTCGCGTCGGGCTCCTTGCCGCGGCCAAGCTTGGAAATGTGTTCCCAGAGGAATGCGTAGCCGACGATCCGATCCTCGATGACGAACGGGGCGATCCATGCCTGCCCGCCGAAACGATCGAAGATCACCTTGAGGTCAAGGATCGAACGGATCAGGGAGGGGGTGAGCTGGACGGCCAACTCAAGGGCGAACATCTGCGAGACAGTCACGCCCTCTAGCTCGGGGGCGCGTTCGATCTGCCAGGACTGCTCGGCGGTGTCGAACTGATAGCCGTCCGTGCGGAACTGACCTACTGCGTCGTCCTCTCCGTCGACGCGGTTTCCTTCGGCGTCGTACTTCGCGCGGATCGTCGCAATGCAGACCTTCTCGCCGTTGCCCTGCGCGAGCGCGAGCGCAGCCTGAATCGACTCAAGGAAGCGCGGTTCGGAGATCGCCGCGAGAGCCTGCGCCGCCTCTTCGTCATCGGGCAGCTCCGTAGCGAAGAGCGGGACGTTCCACTCGCGCTTCAAGAGTGAAGGCCCTTTCCTTTGACGCCCTCGCGGAGCGCCTTCTGGCGAGTCTCAAGATATTCCCCTCGGGTGTCGTCGTCCATTCCGGTAAACACGACCTTCTTGCTGTCCTCATGCTCCTGCGCGATGACCTCTTCGTTCACTTCCGCGCAACGGATAACGTGACGCCGGTATGCCTCTTGCTGCTTCGGGCCGAACGCCTTATCGCAAACGTTGCACTTGAAAGCAGCGCGCGCGGTTTCGGGAATCCAAATCTGCATAGGTGAATACCGACAGGTATCCACCGGAGGATAAAGAACGTCAGCGGACGGAACCGCTGCTTACTTTAGGTCAGTCTCGGATGCCGTCGACAATCCAAGCGCCAAGCGCCCAGATGCCGGCCAGAGCCCAAAAAACGAGAATGCCTAGAGCGATCAGTCCACCGATGACGGTAATGGCGCCGATCACATAGCCAAGAGATGTCAGCAGTTCCTCCACGCCCGAGAGGATAACGCAAAGCGCCCCGGTGCGAAAGGTAACACCGGGGCGCTCGACAGGGAGGGAGAGCAGGAGTGCCGTAGTCCTGCGCTTGGAAAGCTATCAGTTGTCAGGGACGGTTACCAACCCGTGATCGGGTCGCGCGGTCTGTCGGGGCGGGGTGCGGAGAAGTTGCGCTTGACGGGAGTGGTCTGCGCGACGTACTGAGCGATCGCCCATGCCATGAAACGGTCGGAGAACTTGCCGCGCTCAGGCTCGACCTTTCCGTTCGGGAGCCGCACCAGCGTCGACATTTCCATCGCCAGCCCGAACGACTTGATGCCGTGGGAGTCCTCGCGGAGCAGATCGGTTACATGCTGGATCAGGAGCGGCTTGGTCCGGACGCTGGTATCCCATCCAAGCGAGTTCTCCTGCCGGTCCATCTTCTTGCCGACGCTCTGGCGGAAATACATGAACGGGTAGCGGTAGCCCTTCCACATTCGCATCGCCGGCCCGACGCCCCACGATCCCGTTGTCTCGATCGCGCACCACGGCTTGTTGAAGAGCAGGCAGGCGAGATAGATCTGCTCTGCCAGGAGCCCGGGGTCGATGCGGCTGCGGTACTCCGCGAGTTGTTCGCGGGTTGAGTGGTCGATGACTTCGATTGCGTGATAGGCGGGCGCGGATCCTTCGACCTCGATCTGCCCGCCGCTTACGTCTACGCCGATGACGGCTTGGTCGGTGTAGGGCTTGTCGGGCGGAACCCAAAACTTCCAGTTGCTTTGCTCTCCGGTGTCCAGATCGGACGCGGGCACAAACTTCGCAGCACCGGGCACAAGGATCTCGTCGCCGGTTGGTAGAGCGCGTCTGCTCTCATTTGTGGAGATCAGCTTGCCGACCGCAGGGCCGGGGGAGTCGGGGGAGGGATCGCGCGGGTCGGTGATCCGCGTCTTGATTAGGACGCCGCGCATGAGGTTCGCGTCGAATGCCTGCCGTGCGGAGGCGACGAACGCCTCCTGCGGGGTCGCGGGGTACTCCTGCTGGAACTGCTCTAGCTTGCCCGACGACTCGTTGGCGATCGTCTTGCGGCGCCAGTTCAACTGCTCAAGGGTGAGCGGGCAGTTCTTCCCCGTCATCGTGTCGATCGGGCCGGGATCGAACAGCTCTTCCTCGCCCTCAGCGAACCGGCTCTGCGAAGTGTCGCCTACGCGAAACCGCGCCTTCTCGTCGTCGTTATCGAACGGCCGTGAATACTGCTCTTCTTTCCACCAGGGCCAGAAAAACGGTATGTAGTCGTTGATCCCCTCTTCGGCGTCGTCCCACAAGCCCTTGAAGTCGTTGTGCCCGTTCGCGGTCGACTCAATGATGAACATGGATTCGGGGTGATCCGGAACCGCGTTCTTGAGCGCGGTCAGCTTCGTAACAAGGTCATCCCAGAACGCAGCCTCTGAAGCATGGACCGCCTGATAGGTGCCGCCTCGGCCCGCCTTGAACTCGCCGGCGGTGTCGACTAGGTAGACCGAATCGGGGAAGTTGTTGTGCTTGTTGAGGAAGTGCAGCTCTCGCCCGCGGCGCTGGCCCGGTAGTCCCGGCTTCCAATGCGGATCGTCGGGGAGGTTGTCGTACATGCGGCGCCCGATCCGGTAGAGCTTCGCCCCGGTGTCGCGGTCGTGAGCGACGACCACCACGTTGTAGTTCGGCCGCGTCGTGCATCGCTGGATCAGCTTGCCCTGTACGGCGGTGGAGAATCCGATCTGGCGGGCCTTGAGGATGATCGCTCGCATCGGGTAGTTCTTAGCCCGTTGCTCTTCAAGGGCGCGGTCCAATGCGATCTGAGCCCGCGAGAACTCAAACGGGATGACCTGACCCCGCTTGTCCGCGATTTTCAGAAGGTGCTTCGCGTAGAACGGGGTATCGCGCTCAAGTCGCTCCGCTACCTCGTTAGCGTTCACGACCCGCCTTAGTCAGCCGCAGCCCGTCCTCGGCTACCGTCCGGACTTCCTTGATGATCTCCTGTCGGGTCATCCCTTCGGACCGCTTTACGATGTGGCGGATCCGGCGCAGGCATTCGTACTGCTGCTGCTCGATGCTCTGCTCAGTCAGCATCATTGGCTCAACAGTTCCCGCGCTCGACGCTTGGCCCACTCGATACGGGACTCCGGATCTATCCGCGCCTCCGTCACTTCGTCTAGGTGGTCGCGGATAAGGACTTCGACCAGCTCGCCGCTAGTTCGGCCCATCTGAGCCGCCTTATTCAGCAGATCGGTGGCAAGCTGCGGGTTGAGGATTAGGTTCAACTGGCCGCGGGGGGGAGCTTCGATCTCCCTGCGGATGGCGCGGCGGATAAGCTCGGACACGGGCACGCCCGCTCGCTCGGCCGCGGTAGTGATAAGCCGGCGCTCAAGCGGGTCGATACGGAACTGGATCGTGCTACTCATCGGCCATCTTCGATCTCGTAGTCGAACTCGCACTCATGCGGGACCAGCCCGCTGCCGTCGCAGTTGACGCAGGGATACCGGAAGCCCGCGTCCCAAGCGACCAATCCGGATCCGCCGCAGATCGGGCACTCTTCGTAGACCTCGTTCTCATCCACGGCGCAGCAACCTCATCGGCCGTAGGTGGCGGGCTCCCCGGATCTCGACCTCTACGAAGTTCCCCTTGATCGCATTGACCCGGACCTCCGACTCCCGGTACTCCCGAGCCTTCGCATCCCAGACTGCCGTAAGGGCTGAGTCACCGACGCTCCATACGTTCGGGCTCTTCTGTCCTAGTGCCATTCCCTCTGCTCCCTCTCTAGCTCTCTGATCCTTGCTTCGTGTTCTGCGAGCTTCAGCACCAGCTCGTCCCGATCGTGTTCAAACTCGACGGTCTGATCCGCGAGCATCCGTCCAAGCGCCTGCCGGCAGTAACCCGTGTGCGGGTCGCCGCAATCAGGGCAGTCATCCACGACCACGCAACTTGTCGGCTTGATGCTCGCACTCAAACCCGCCGAGCATCAGCACGGCGAATACCAACAGCCCGGTGTCGATAATGAGTATGTCCCTGAACGGCGACTCCGGCGGTATGACCAGCACCAGAAGATGTATCGCTACGACTGCCAGTACCCCGCAGACCACCGCTGCCCACCCACGCCAACTCATCGGAACTCCAAATCCGCAATACGCTCTGCCGCTGGCCGCGGGACTCCACTTGCGGTCAACTGCCTGACGCGAGCCGGCCAGTTGGGGGCGGGAAGCGGGGACGGCTTCGCCACTTGCCGTGTCTCGGGATCTCTAGTCCCGCGCTCGTCGCCGGGTTGCAACTCCCGCGCTGGCGGGCCGAGCTGCCCCGCGCCGCCCCCTGATGTGCGAGGACCGATGCCATTCGCTTGCGCGAGACCTAGAGCCCGGAGGTAGGGACCGATGCCGCCGGCACCAGCCGCCTTCTTCAGCGTGGCCTTCTCTTCCACGCTGACCCGGACGTTTATGACCTGATCCTTCGCCATCTGTATACACAATAGGTGGCTAGTCGGACGTATCCGTATACACATTCTGTATGCACAACGGGGGCTGTATACACGCTGAATCTAGACGTATGTGG